AAGCAACATGTTTTCAACTGTTAGTTTGGTAATAGTTGCCAACATTATTAACTTGTCATCATCAGTATACTGTTCTTTGTCAAACATGTCAAGTATACTTGTGCCAATCATTCTAAATGCCTGTTCTTGCCCAACAGCCAGTTTGCCCCAATCTGCAGGATCGCCTGCTTCTACTTGTGCGGCAATTTCTACCAGTTGTTCAAGTGTTATTTTAGACATCATACTGTAAGAGTGTTAATTGAACCGCCCGCTGTGCCTCGGGGGAATAGGTTAAAGGCCAAACTGTACCGTACCTTTGACGATTGATTTTCATCAACTGAATGAGTCATCATTGATGGGAACATGATTAAATCATTTTTGGCAGGAAATAAGCCCCAGGCATCGGCATTAAAGAAATTCAGTTTGGCATCATCAGCGTGGTCTTGATAGTTAAAGTCCACTCTCACAGTTTCGGTCCACAGGTTATAGTGACCCTTGTCTTTGTGACAGATAAATGCACCAGTATCAACGCCTGTGTCTATGTAATATACACCACTGATAAGGCTGTTGCCATGATAGTGTTGTCCAGAGTAGTCACCTGTATAATGACGATTCACCCAACTGTTCTCCATGCGAAAATCCATGTTGCGTTTTACGTCTAAGACGGTGTAGATAAAATTATCTGCTGCTTTCATAATTTTAGCTTTCAACGGAGCCAGTTCTGGAGTATCTAAAATATACTTGTTCACTGTATAGTCACCGTTGTCGGCGGCCATGCGTTCATATTCTTGATTTTCAATGAATTCGCGCATGCCTTTATCCAATGATCCAATGTTGGTCTGGTACAAAGGCACGCCAAATAGCGGTGTGACCTTATAGGTAGGTGTCATTTAATCCATCCAATTTTTTTACCTTGTGCTTTTCTGTTGTCATATTCTTCAACTGAGCTGGGGAATCTCCAAGCCCATATGGCCACCAGCATCATAAACACTGCTGTGTATATTATACCACGAACAGGTACTGCTGTCAACCACATGGTGATCAAACTGGTCGTCATCATGAACAACATGAAGTATTTCATCTTCTGTGGGAACACACGTTTTTCACCCCAATTGGTCAAGAACGGTCCAAACAGTTTGTGATTGTAGATCCACGCATGCATACGTTCACTGCCCTTGCTGAAACAGTAGGCTGCAAATACCACAAAGATTGAGTAAGGGATGCCTGGTGTAACTAATCCAACATAGGCCATTCCCAAACTAAGGAAACCTAATATTTTCCATAAGAATTTTTTCATTTTATTCCTTGATTGGACGCCAAATACCAATTAGGGTGCCGTCGCCGGGAGTGCGATACCCAAATGGCCATCCTTTTGTAACTGATCCTTTGCTGGGATTACTGACCGCAGATGCTTTTGTACTTTGATTGCCGCCTACAAATGAGTAAGTGCCGCTACTTGCAGTGTAGATAAAATTAATGTGACCATAACTCCATAAAGCTATATCTCCAGGCTGTCCTTGATTGAGCGGGATCTTAACGGCTTTATATGCAGCAGCTTTATCCCTAATATCAAAAGCCCAGGCAGTTTGCACAAATCTGTAGCCGCATCGTTTCAACACCCAATTTACATAGCCCATACACCAGGCTGTTTGATCAGTGAGCCAAGCACCAGTCTGTGGATATCCAAGTTCTTTCCAAATGCCTGTAATTTTAGGATTGCTGGCACGGCCGCCCATTCCTGTCTCTTCCCAAATCCCCTTGCCGGCTTCGTCGAGATTCTGCGACAGCAATGAAGGAATGTCACTGGCTAGTACCACATCAGTGTCAATTAAACTCTCACCGTCTGCGCCTTGGGCAGTTCCGGGAAAGTTTTGTTTGACTTGATCATTGGATTCAACTTTGTAAGCAGTGGGATTGGCCACGTAAGCACTTGTTTGTCTGTTAATGGCTGCTTGTGTTGCTGGAGCAATTACTACAGGAGGGACTACAAAGGATGCAAAGGTTCCAGAGAACACATTTCCGCTGCCAGTAGCAGGATGTCCACAGGTTGCCGTATCACCTTCTCTACATATTAGAATGCCGTTAGCATATACTGTACTACTAGATCCAGCCATTGTAGGGCTACTATGCGAACCACGACCGTGACCTGCTACTGCATCTCCTAGTCTTGCAATTGGTGAACCATTTACAAAAACATTAGAAGAACCTGCTGCGATTGTTCCGCCGGCAATATCGGCGCCTTGTCTCGATACTCCTGGCATATTAAAAATCCTTGGGAATATTCTGTTTGATCTTTGCTATATAGTTGCCAAGATCATTTAGTGCTTTGCTAACTTCTTTGTCCGACGGCTGTTTATCACGAAAACTCAGCAGTTTGCCTTCTTCAATTAGACTTCTATATGAGGTGATGAATTGCACTAATTCATAAGGCCCAATAATATGGATACCAGGGCCTTCGCCGAGCTCACGCAATTTTTGCTGATGACCTTCGATTTCCCCTAATGTACTAGCTAAGGTAGTTGTTTGGGCAGCAATTATGGCCAACGAATTCTTAATATCAGTTGAATTCGTTGCAATTGTTCCTAATGCTGTAGCAATATCGGCATAGTAACTACTGTAATCAATTGGAGGTATTGGAGTATCGTGGGCGGCCATAGATTAACCTTTGATAATACTACCAGCACTTACTGGCTGAATGCCTGTGGTTTGGAATACATACTGCTTGCCAACTTCCGGATCTGTTTCTGCCATGGTGATGATTGCACTTGAATTAAATGTCAACTTGGCATCCGGATGAACTGTCATCAGTACTGGAGACATTGCTGGTCCTTTCTGTGTCATGGCCAACATTAAAGGACGATCTAGAGTGATAGTTCCCATTGTGTCTTCCACAAATTTGCCCATGACTTCTTCTCCAGTAATCAATTTAACTGAGATGATATCACCTGCTGCAAATTTTTGTTTATTAAATAACATTTATATTTTCCTAATTAGTATCCGCTACCGTTGAAACCAGTTTCATCGATATATTTTCTTAATTCTGTAAAGCCACCAATTACATTACCATTGATGATAATTTGTGGTACTGTTCTAGCAGTTGGTACAGCTTCTAACAATTCTTCTCGAGTGTAACCGTCACCAATTTTACGTTCTTCAAATTTAACACCTTGCTGTGTCAATAATGCTTTTGCTTGATCACAATAAGGGCAATGGTACTTGCTCCAAACTATTACTTCCATGATATGTCCTTTTAACTGTATTATATAGCCGGCAATTCAGCATAGTCGATATTTTCTCCCATGACGCCGATAACATAGTTTGTGCTTTCTGTTTCTTGTAGAGCACTTTGTTTCTTGCTGGTATCAGTGTGCTTGTTGAACCACGGAATTGGAGTTGATTTTGGAGCGGCCTGAAGATACTTGATACCAATATCTTTTAATGCACCCACTGCGGTGTAATCTACAAAATCTTTCAGGATGTTTGCATTGAGTCCAATAACAGGACCTAACTTAAACAAATATGTAGCCCATTCTTTTTCTTCTCGAATAACATCCATGTAAAGTTGATACACTTCTGCATGGCATTCTTCTCGAGCTTCCACAAATCGAGCATCCTCTTTGACCACTTGATTGATCATATAGGCAGTCCAGCCTTTGTGTAAGAGTTCATCTTGCAAAATCAACTGAATAATGTTACCATTGCCCATAAAAATTTTATTCTCTACCATGGCCAAGCTGGTGGCAAATGAAACCATGAAGCGGAACGCTTCTAGAGCATAGCTGGCATGTAGTGCCAACCAAACAGCCTTGACGTGTTCTTTCTCAGTGACTTCCATGCCAAGTTCTTTGCGGCAGTTGATAACGTGTAGTTTGTCATAGTAGTTGCCAACGCTTGACGCCATGTCTAGAATTTCTTTGGTATCGTGGATTGTGTTAAACACATCCTTAGGCACATTATAGATGTTGCGAATGATATGACTGTAGCTCTTTGAGTGAATGTTAGTTTCAAAGAAGCCCCAGTTGTACATTAGTGCTTCTACTTCGGGGAGACTACACACTGGAGTGAATACCTGTGTTGGTCCACGTCCTTGCAAACTGTCCAGTGCTGTCTGACGCAACAAGTTTGATGTAAAGATATGTTTAACAGCATCGCTGGCATCTTTAAAATCATTTGAATCTTTGGTAAGACTGATCTCTTCTGGTTGCCAGAAAAAGCCGCGAGCAGTTGCATCAAAGTCTGCAATTTTTTTATATTTTACTTCTTCAAAACGTTGAATGGTAACTGGCCCTGCTGGGTCTAGAAACATCTTGCGATTGAGATAGTCTGTTTTTGTGGTTAGGTTATATTGTTGTTTTGACATTTTATTTGATCTTTTAGTTAGTTTGTATTCCAGCTAACACCCATCCGCCGGCAGATTTTGATTTGGTCATGTTCCAGACTTCTTCAAATGCTTCGGCTTCTGTGCCCGCTGTTTCTTGTATTGTGCCAGTGAATTCTACACTGGCTATGTAATTGGAATCAGTTTCTTCTATGCCCAGAAGTTTTGCTGCCAATGATATCACTGCGGTTCTGTGCTCTTGAGTAGCATCTCGAGACGCCAACTGTTGTTGTATCTCTTTCAACATAACATCTGTCATCATGCTACCAAGAGTGGCTGTGTCTGCACGATCCCAAGCACCTTGCAACAGCACATAGTTTTGTTTAGCGGCTGACTCAAATCCTACCACGTCA